ACCCGATTTTTGACTCTGGAACTTGTGCGGGAACTCCCGACGCATTCTTTTGTCAAGCTCAGTATAGTACTCATCGCTATTTGGGTCAAACCCCTCATCTTCGATGAGACCTTGATGGATGGCAAAAGCCGCAGTCGTCATGACGCGGTCTTCGCCAAACCATGTGTTTTTCTCAGCCCAGCCCTTGGCTTTGGGATCGGGCTGGGCCTGTTGTGGCTGAGCAACAGGCGCCGGGGCAGCCTGTGCCTGAGGCGCCTTTTCCCGCTCGGTTTGCAGGCGCTGGTCCTGATCAGCGCGAGCCTTTGCGCTATTGTAGCGCTGCTGCTCAATGGCCAGATTGGACATTGCCATCTGAGCCTCGGCCATGCGATCGGGATCGCCGGCCTCATACGCTTCCTTGTACGCGCGCTTAGCAGCGTCAGTCTGCGTCTGAAGGCGGGTGCCGTACTCGGAGAGGTAGCCTGTGTCGAGCTGCTGCATGCGGCTCTTAAGCTTCTTGTTCTCCTCGAGAAGCTGCTGGGACAAGCGGACTGCTTCTTCGCGGTCCCGCTCTTCCTTGCGATACTTCTCCGTCAGGCGCTTGATGCGGCTCTGGACGTTTTTGCTGTAGTCGTTCAGCTCGTCCTCTGAACCGGCGGCCTCAGGTTCTGCGGTTTGCGGTGTGAGCCGCTCTTCCGCTTCGGACTCTGTGGTCTCGATATCGCGTTCGCTGTCTTGCTGTTCTTCGGTCATGCTGCTGCCCTCAAACCTGCTTTACGTCATCAGGTTCCATGATCGTGGCGATAACCTCATCATCGTTGATGATGCGAACTTCGCCGCCGTCGATCTTGAACCGCGATCCGGAGTACCGGCCGATACAGACCCACTGGCCTTCCGCGCACCATGGCGTGGAGTCAGGGCCAAACTTGTTGGGGTCTTTATAGGCCAGAGGCCCAACCCGGAGTACGTAGGCAACAGTCGTTGCTACAGATTCGCGCTCACGCACTTCATCCGGGATGTGCAGGCCGCCGGTCGTCGTTGAACGGCCTTGATATGGCATGACCAAAACCCGCCAGCCGGTGGGCTGCGGAAGACGGTCAAGCAGGGATTTTTCGATGAGGGATGGGTCTAGGACCCGATCCTTTGGTTCCACATACGCGCGGTCCAAAGAACTGGACGGGGCGTCTGACGACGCTCGATCCTTATTCAATTTCTGCGCGAGATGTTCAGGAAGATATAGTGTCTTCGACATCGTCTGCGTTTTTCTCCAGCAGGGCTCTAAATTCTTCCCGTGCGTAAGTGAGGCCCCGTATCTCACCTACCAAGGATTGGTACTGCTCCCAGTCGCGGGCAGAACCACTTGCGAGAGCGTCAGCGATATCTTGCTCACGCTCTCGTAATCTTTTGTATACGTGCCGTGCAAAGTCAACAACATCCATCAAAGGTTGTCCCTGTACTTTTCCTGCATCTCTGAGACCATCGGGCCGCCCTCGGCCCAAGAATCGCAGGTATGCTCTGCTTGGCAGACAAACTTGAAGATCTGGCAGTAGCCAAGCGGAGGCTCTTCCATATCGTCGTCCAGACCGATGCACTCAAGGATGTCATCCGTCTGGTTGAACGCCGCGCAGTTGCCGCACACCTGATCCGAGCGGAAAGCCACGCCGGTGTTCGGCCCCCGGTAGTTGGCCTCCTCGACGGCAACCTGACGGTTCTCGTCGTTCAGGTCCTCGTCCTGCGTGGGAAGAGGGCAGCTACTTTCCTCTTCGTACTCGTCGACGGGGATGGCGCCATCCGGGAGCAGGCTGATTACGATCGTTGCCATCAGTACTCTCCGCGGAAGCCTTTGCCGCTCATCTGCGAGTCGCTGCAGCCGCGGACCATGCCACCTTCGGCAAACATCTTGGTTTCCCGCTCCGAGGCACGGTTACCGCGCTCGATGGCGCGGCCGCCCAAGAACTCCTCGGCCTTGTCCTCGGGGCGCATGCGCGGACGCGGCATGACTTCCTTCAGGGCGCGGCTGGTGTTTTCGTCAGCTTCGGGGCGCATGCGGGGGCGCATAGATCTATTTGGCATCTCAGAAAACTCCTTTGAAGACGTTGGCTCGGGGCGAAGAACTAAACCGGGACTGCACCGCACCGCCCTTCGCCATCTTTTTCTTCCCTGCTTTGGACAGGGCGATAGCTACGGCCTGATCGCGCGGCTTGCCGGCATCCATCTCGGTGCGGATGTTACTGCTTATAACATCCTGCGACTTACCTTCCTTGAGGGGCATTTCGATTCCTCAACATTGCGCTCTGGCGTTGCACCTCGATACGCTCGCGGTTGACCGTGTTGCGCTCCTCGGCGATGTCCTCTTGGCTCTCGATGCGGGCGGCGTCGGTGGCAGCGCGTTGCTGCATCTTCGCGGCCTCCATGGCGATCTGTGCTTGGTCCTCGTCGGACTTACGCTGCAGTTCGCCCTGCTTGATGGCCAGTTCCTGCATGCGGATTTGCACGAGGGGATCGGCCATCGGATCTTGGCCGGTCGGGACAAGCTCGGCAATGACCTGCTGCATAAGCTGCATTTGCTGCAGCGACACGAGCTTTTCGATCTCGGCCGGGTTCTGCATCTGCGTCTGCACTTCCATGATCTTGGCCTGCGCAGCCATGGGATCGATGGCGCCAGTTTGCGCCAGCATCTGAACCTGCGCGATCAGACCTTGGATCTCCTGCATCACCATCTGCCGCGCCTTCTGCGAGACATGCTCCATGATGTGGGCGTAGAACGTGCCCATGACCTGCGGCGATGTCATCACCAGCGGGGTCTTCATAAACATCATGTGGATCTGGATGTGAACATCGTGGTCCTGATCCGGGAAGGTGTTCAGGATCTCACCCATGAGCGCGCGAGCATTCTCGACAGCTGGATCGAGCGGCTGCGGCTGCGGGGGCGGAGGCAGGATCTCTTCGATGTCCTGAACCTCGAGCGCCTGATACATCCGGCGGTACGCGGCATGCAGGTTGTGCATCTGCGGGTTGGACTGGGCCAACTGCAGCTGTGTCTGCGCCAGAGTGACCCGTTGGGCCATCGAGAAGATGTTCGGATCCGAGACGGGGATGACATCCACACGCTCGTCGAAGTCCTGCGCCTTGATGGTCCGCTCGGCGCCAGCGACGTCATAGGGGTATTCCGGTGGCAGATTGTCCCGGAAGATGCGCGCCAGAATCCGGAACTCGATCTTCTGCGCGTAGTGCAGGCGCTTGTGAATGGCCGACATGACCTTCATGCCGCGCTCAAGCAGCGCAACAGTCGTGCCGACCGGAGCTTCTTGGTTCATGTTGCCGGTCTGTTGGTCAGCCAGCGATACAAACCGGCGGCCGCCTTCGATCAGTGCTCCGAGCAGCTGAGCCAAAGTTGCCGAAGGCTCCTTATACGGCAGCGGAATAATCGAATCCCTGATACTGCCGCCCGGAGTGTCAATATCCCGCCACTCGCCCGGTTGCAGCGGTTCGTCGTTGTTACGAACGCGCACACCACGGGCCTTGAAACCTGCGGGCAGGTTGGCCAACGTCCCTGCGTCAATAAGTTGACGTAGGATGCTGGTCGCCGCGCGGCCGAGGCCCCCAATCATGTGGATCAGGCCAAACCCGTAGAAGCCCAGACCCGGCATGAACTTGTAGTGGACGAAGTACTGGCGCTTGCGCGCAAGATCACCGCCCTCATCGTAGTTGCGGCGAATCGACAGCACCTGACCGGAGCCTTCGTCGATCGTCACAATGTAGGGGAGCTGGATACCCGTCGGCTCACCGTCCGGACCCATGTCCTCGAAACCCTCAAGGTCCAAGTCGACATGCATCTCGAGCAGGGTGAACACATCGTCTGTGTACGATCTGCTCGTACCTTGGATTTCGTCTACCTTGTCGCGGACCGTGTCGGTGTCGCCCTCGTACTTCGAGAGCTCGACGTCGCGGTAGAACCCGGCAACCTGCAGCTTGCGGATTTCGTTGGCGTCCATCCGCAGCACATGCGTCACGCGCGGCGCGGTCTGTAGGTCAGTGGCCGAGTACGGCACAACGAGATCCTGCGCCGGAACGAACTTGGCAACCGCGCGCTGGCGGGCCTCGTCGAAGTAGACCTTCTTAAACGTCGAGCCAGACAGCGGGAGATAGAACAGGAGCTGATCCATGTCCGGATCGTACTCTTCCATAACCTCGGTAATCTGGTAGTTCATGAAGTGCTTGACCCGCGAAGCTTGCTCCTCGCGCTGGGCGTCCTGTACACCCATGACTTGCGTCTGGACCGGGCCGCCGGCAGGCAGCAGCTCCTTGTACGCCTGTGCTTGGAACTGGGTCACGCTCTCCGCGATCAGCGGGTGCGTCACGCCGGAGGCGCCCTCGAACGGCTGGCTCCGCTCTTCGTACTTCACGCCCAGCTGATCTAGGCCCTTGGTGTAGCCCTCTTCCCACTCGGAGCGGGACGATAGGTCGTCTTCATACGAACCTTGCAACTCGGTTGAGATCTCTCCGAGGTATCCCTCGTCCAAGAACTCTGCGAGGTTGGCGTCGTGCGGAATCAGTTCTTCCGCGGACATCTGCTCCATGGCCGCAGCCAGAGCCTGAACGATCGCGCCACCTTGTCCGTCCTCCGTGACAGCCGCGCCGCCCTCAAATGTTTCGGGGGAAAGCACGGACACATCGACCGCGGACGGATCCACGCCGGCGCCAGAGGGCGCCATTGCTGAGTCAACGAGTGAGCCCATGGGGCGGGGCGGCATAGCCATCAGTAGTACTCCCGTTTACGAGGATAATACTCCTCCCCGTCATCTTCGCCCTCAAGGGCGATCAGGCCGCCCTGCCGAAAACGCATAAGGGCCAGCGTCATGCTATCACAGAAGTCGTCATGTTCACCATTCGGAAACGAAGCTACTTCTTCCATGACTTCGTCAGAGAACTTCTTATCCGCTGGCGCCCAGACAACCCCTGCCTCAAACAACGGCGACACCATATGCATCCTTGTTGTCTTATCTACACCACCACCGCCCGCGCGTCTACCGGGCGAAAAGCCTAGCACCGGGATACCCCGTGCTCGCATCTCGTCCATGAGCGGTCCGCCGGTGGCTTTCTTTTCGACGATGACCATATCCGGATCCCAGTACTCGCATTCTTCGTATGCGACCTCTTTCAGTTCCGGGAAGCTCCACCGGCCACGCCGCGCGTCCAGCAGGATGATGTTGTCGGGGCCGCCCTCCTCGGGCTCGAAGATCCCCCATGTGGTGATGGCCGAGTAGTCCGCGGTCTCCTTTTTCGAGAACGCGGTGTCATAGGCCTGCAGCACATACTTCAACGGAGGGATGTCCTCCTTTTCCCACATCTTCCACCACTCGCGCTTGACGATGGCGGACTCTGTAGCCGTGGGCTGCTGCTGCCACTGCGCCGACCATTTTTGGACAGGTAGCGAGGCTTTGATCGAGAGCAGCGCATCTTTGTCCCAGAACTCGGGCCAGAGCGGATCGCCGCTCGGCATGATCGCTGGGAACTCCACAACCTCCCACTGGTCCGCCATGCTGTCGCCAGACTGCGCCTGCAGAAGACGGCCGGTCAGATCCTTCTTGCCCCAACGCGTCATCACGAGGATGATTGCGCCCCCGGGCTGCAGACGCTGGCGGGGGCCGGAGGTGTACCACTCGTAGGCGTGGTCGAACGCGGTCTCGCTTAGCGCGTCCTGTTCCGAGTGAGGGTCGTCAATGATAAACAGGTCCGCGCCGCGACCTGTAACTGCAGCGCCCACACCAGCAGCAAAGTATTCGCCACCCTTGTCAGTCCCCCATTTGCCGGCACCTTTGTTGTCCTCCTTCAGGATCGTGTTCGGGAAGATGTCCTTGTAGGCCGGGTCGTCGATTAGATCTCGGACCTTGCGGCCGAAGCGGACAGCCAGTTCGGTGTTGTGCGTGGCCTGAATGATCTTGAGCTTTGGGTTACGGCCCAAGAACCATGCCGGCATCAGGAATGACGCGAACTCCGACTTGGAGTGACGCGGTGGCATGTTGATGATCAGGCGTTTCAGCTCTCCTCGCGCCACACGCTCGAGCTTCTCAGCGATGATCCGGTGGTGCCGGCCCTCGATGAAGTTCTCGTACACATGGTGGGCAAAGGGCATGAAGTGGTCTTGGGCCTGCTCACGCAGGTCCAGCCGTTTCTTGGCTTCCGTTAGCGCCAAGATCTCCTTGAGCGCTTCTTCAGGTAACGCTTGAAGGTTCATCTACCACCCGGGCGGAACGGTGTGTATCCGGCTAGGTTTCCTACACCGACCGTCCCCGTGTAGGG